GTAGTGGTTGCACCTGTACCACCATTCAAAACCGCAACAGTACCCGTCACATTAGATGCTGTACCAGTGGTGTTTTGGTTGAAAGTTGGGAAAGAGGTCAGACTTGCAGCCGAGCCACTTGGAGACAGAACATCTGTTCCTATGACCAAACCAAGGTTTGTCCTAGCCCCTGAAGCAGTAGAAGCACCTGTACCGCCATCAGCAACTGCCAAATCTGTGATACCTGTGATTGAACCACCAGTGATAGAGACACTGCTTGCCGCTTGGGTAGCAATTGTCCCCAAACCACTAATATCAGCAGTGGTCAAAGTAATAGCACCAGTACGCCCTGCAACTGAAATAACCAAGTTTGTCTGGTCAATCTTTTGCCAAGCAGTGCCGTTGTAGATTGCCCAATCTCCTGCCACCCAATCAGTGATGCCATTGAGATTGGTTGAGCCAGAAACGCTGACAACATAGTAATAGTTGCTTGTGCCTGAACTTGATGTAAGCGTAGGCGTATTTGTGGATGCGTTCCAAGTTCCCTGATAGCTTAAACCACCACTGATAGCACTGATTTGAGCCTGAAGGCTTGTTAGAGTATCAAGTACAGACTGAGAAGTACCGCCACCATTGGTAATAACTTTGATGCGTTCAGCAACATCAAAAGGAACAACCTCACCAACATTAATCTCACGACCATCATCAAGAGTGATGACAAGGCTACCATCAAAATCAATGCGAGCAGCGGAAACACCAGTGCCGTCAGAACCATCAACTCCATCACGCCCAGGAACACCATCTCGTCCTGCTGGCCCCGTTGACCCTGCTGGCCCTTGCTTTCCATCTCGTCCATCTTTTCCATTCTTGCCATCCTGTCCATCTTGTACAGAGGCAACTTTGCTCTGAATCTCGCCATTCAATTGAGCAAACTTTTGCTCCATGTCTGACTTGATCTTCTTCAAGCCTTGGATAACAAGTTCAGCGCCCTTGCCAATAGACTCGCTCTTGGCCTTGGCAATCTTCTCTGCGGCAGACTGTTGCAAAGCAGTAATGATCTCCATCTGCTGTTCAGCAGAGATTCCATCAATTCCTAGCTTACGCTCAAGATCGGCGATGTCCATTTAGGTCAATTCCCTTGAAAGACGATTGAGAAACTCATCTTCAACGCTCGACATTTTGCCCTTCTTGTCAGCCATTTGCAACTCGACAATCTTGGACTTATTCTTAATGTCAGCTTCTTTCAGCATCAATTCAGCAATCTTAACCCGCTTGTCAAACTCTTTTGAACCAGCATCATCTTGGTTTGGCAGGTTCTTAGTCATTGCCGCCATATTCTTTGCTTGCACTTCTTGGGGCATCAACTGAGCCTCAATTGACAGTTTCTGTGCTTCTGCACGATTTTGTTCAGCTTGAGTCGTATTGACAGCAATCTGAGCCTGGGCAGCTTGCATAGCCAACTGCTGTTGCATCTGAGCCATTTGCTCTGCTTGCGGGTTAGGCTGGCTCATCTTGTCCAACTGCTCCATCAGTTCATAGCGGTTGGTCAATGAAGAATTAGCCAAAACACCCTTCAGAATCAGTGGCAACACAGGGGTGTTGGGGCCAAGGGTCTGGAGCAAGCCAATGAACATCTGTTGCTCATGCTCACGGGCGATGATGCCCAAGGTAGCAGTAGGAATGAAGGTCATGTCCACAGAGGGGTAACGCTCTGGGTCAAACTGCATATACCTGAAAGCCGCCTTCTGGATGAATGGAATCAGGAAGTCTTCTTGGAAGTTCACCAGAGTACGCTTGTACTTCTTGATGATGGTGGCAACTGCCATAGACATACCGCCTTGGCCCATGTCCCTAGCACCAGCACTGACCATCCCTTGAGAATCCAAAGTTCCCGTGGATTGCAGGAGCATACGCTCAAAATCCTTGGCGGTGGTTAGGTTGTTGCCATCAGTCTGCCCAAACTTAAAGGGATACAGAATCTCTGAAGGTGCGCCATTGGTAAGAATGGCTTTCCCAGGCTTGACTTCAAACTTAGCGCCACGGGGCAGACGGGTTGCATCCATTGCAATCATGGGACTGGTGGTCAGCGCCAATGAATCCAAGTGGGAACGAATCTGAGCATCAATAGCCTTTTGCATATTGAAGGCTTTTTCCACTGTGCCACGCCCAAGCAGACGATTGGGAACAGTGTCATCTTGGTAGGTTAGAACAGGGCGATCCTTCATCATGTAAGGATTTGCCTCTGCTTTGAGCAACTGCCCATCATTGGCAATTACGACAATGGCCTCAACCATGTCTGAATATTCTTCAGCAGCAGAACTCTCAGGAAACAAATCAACAATGTTCTTGTTTTCTTCAAGGTTCTCTAGGTACTCACGGGGAACCAAGCCATAGTAGGTCAGCAACAATACCTTTTCATCCTGATACTGGCTTACCTCTTGGGTAGGTTCTAGGTCAGTGTCTTCATAGGTGGGCGTAATGTCTACTTTTCGGTAGATGCCACGCTCAATGCCCTCAACAATCTTGTGAATAGAGATGTACTTCTCAATTGCCACCCCCATGCAGTCATCAACTGAGGTTCCATTGGGGTCAAAAAGGAAGTTCTTTGGATTTACAGGTGAAATCTTGACCGAAATACGATCTTTTTCCACTACCCCAATGGCGGCTTGGCCCATTTGCCCAGGAATCGCTTGGGTAGAAGGCACAAACTGCTTTTCAGTCTTAACGACAATCTCGCCAATGCCTGTGCCGTAGATTTCTGCCATCAACTCAATGGCATCAATGGATTTACGAATCTTGTCCCGCTTGAAATCCTCCATCAACTGGGCTTTTAGGACTCCAACATCAATTGGGTTGTTGTTCACATCCCGAATGTCATCTTGAATATCAAAGAATTCGCCCTGACCAAAGATAGCTTCCATGATCTCAGCATGGCGGGTTTCTACAGCTTGTTGGGTGGCAGGGGTTACGATGCGTGAACGCTCAGACTCACGGGTTTTGTCTTCAGATGCCCACTGACCACGAAAGATTCGCTCGTACTCAAGCCAATCTGGGAGAAAGTTGGTATCTCTGTAGTCACGCCAGCGGTTGCAATGGTCAGTAACAAAATCAGTCAGTTCTTTATCAGCCTCAGTAGGCTCATAAAACTCATTTTGCTCTAGCTTTTCTTGCTTATCTGTTGCCATTAAACCCCCGATATGATGTCTACAGGCTCCCACTCATCATCTTCTTCACCCTCAAAGTAAGATGTGACAGCCAATTGGTCAATATAACTCAAAGCATCAGGAAGATCATCATGTACGCCATTGGCAGGAAACATCAAGAGTTGGTCAGTGAAGTCATCCCAATCTTCTTCAGAGTTCAGCACAATACGCCCATGCTCAAACCGCCCTTGGAGACTCCAGATAATTCTGTCTGTCTTTTTCCTGTTGCCATGCGTTAGGTCAACTATGTGCGAATATACATTATTTTTCCGCATCAGGTCACTGAGGTAGGGCAAAACAGCGTTTTTTAACGCCCCACGCTCAATTCCCACCGAAATTGGCCTGTAATCCCGCATCTTCATCAAGATTTTGGCGGCAGTTTCCCGAATATCCCACCGCCCGTGGTCAATCTCTTTGACAAACCACTTGCCATCATCAGTGACCTTGACCACTGCAATGGCACTCTCATCTAGTCTTTTTTTCGCGTTAGCAGCTTGTTTAGCCACTTCTTCAAATCCTGCCAAGTCGATTGCAATGAAGTAACTACCATACTCAGGTTCCACACCATATTTGATCCAATCTTCTTTAAAAACATCGCTTCCTGCGTTGTCAAAGGATGCTAAGTACTCTTGCTTGAAAGCAAAGGAACTTAGCGTTTTCTTGGCAGACTCAATCTCAGTTGGGTCTATCAATGGGTTGTCTTGGGTTGTGAAGTGCCACGACTTCCAATCTGGGTCAGATTCCTCTTGGCCCATCTTGAACAGATCATAGAACCAGTTACGACCCTTGGGAGTGCCAATGAATATGGCTCTGCCTTTTTTGTCTGACAAAGAAGCACGAATCACCTGCTCCCAGGCTTCAGGCTTAATGTCCGCAACCTCGTCTAGCACTGCATAGGTCAGAGACACACCTCGCAGGGTATCTGGTCTATCAGCACCACGAACATAAATCTTTGCACCATTTATCATGGTTATGTCCATGTTGTTGATATGACTAGCTTGGATAACATCCCGTCCAATCTCTAACAGCACATCCCAAATGATTTGCCTTGCCTGTCCATTGGTGGGAGCCACATAGAGAACTGCACTTCCTGCTGGGCAACGCAATGCTTCAATAATTAGCGTAGTAGCCGCTAACCTAGACTTGCCACAACGCCGACCAGCAGCCACAACCTTAAACCTTGTTTTGTCAGCAAATACTGTTTGTTGCCAAGGAAGGAGTGAGAAGTTGAGGTCAGACATTTTTTGTTTCTACATCAGTCACATCTTGCAAGGGTTCTATCTCTACGCCACCGATTCCAGTGATATTGATCGTGACAGCATTCCTTTGCTTACCTTCTTTCTCAAACAGACTGACAGGAAGCATCCGATCCATACAGAGTTTGAGCATAGCGGCCTGTGCTGGGTGTTCATCATTCATAGCAATCTCAATTGCTTTGTGAACGACATTGGAACCTGCGCTGTTTATCAGGAGGTCTTTGAGTTCTTTGATGCGCTGAACTTCAGTCTTTGGCAGAAGTGTTGCTGGCCTATCGGCATAGGTAGACATAGTGAACTTCTTGTTCACAGCACCCTTGGGCCGACCTTTTTTCTTCAGGTTGTTTGGCAGTGCATCAATCACATTCATACTTTACCCAGTTATGGAAGTAGTATAGGTTGTTGGCGAACCAGTTGTCATCTGGTTTGGGGCGCTTGACTGCATTCGCTCCCGTTGCAGACACGGGTGTTTGACTAGAACCACGACACCAACACGGCTGGAGACTGTCGAGCGGGGCGCTTCGAATGCGTCCATTCTCACTTCGCTTGCCATTTGTCAATCTCCATGCGTCTTGGCAACAACAATGTAACTCACTTTCTTTTGTTTGACAAGTGGGGTAAACCCTAGTACATTCTTCACGGGGCCATAACCCAGCCCTCCATGCGGTTGAGCCGACCAAGTGGGATAAACATGGCAAATCAGGCGAGTTTCTAGTAGGACTCCCTCAACGCTGAGACAGCGCCAGGGACTACCTGAACGGGGCAAAGTAGCTTGTACAAAGGTTGTCTGACAAACAACAGTTGTCGCCTAGGAACGCAAGTTCACGCATAAGCGTATAAACAAGAGGCTCACTTCTTTAAGAAGTACCACCCTACACGGGTAATGGCTATCGTCTGTACTTCTTAATGTCTGTAGCACCTTCTTCCTTCCCAACAAAAGCTAGTCATTTTTGTAGGCAATCCTAGTTTGGCTTTTCTTGTGGATGGGAGGCACCACAAAATCTCTCACACCACACACACCCCCTCCCCCCCTACAAACCCTTAAGGGTAAACCCTGTAAGAGATTGTGCGTAAGCACAAACCCTAATAGGGTAACTACCTACGGGTAAACGAGTAAGGGTAAACCCTGATAGGGTAAGTCCTACTAGGGAATACCCTGAGAATTAATTAACCGACCGGTCGGTCGGTTTATGCGTAAATTGCATAAGCACCATATTGGCCATACCTAGTAGAAACCCTAATAGTCAATCCCTACTAACATTAACCATCTGATAGCATTATCCTATTTAGTACTTTGTAGTTCATAGGGTTTTCATTCTATAAATAGTGGGGAAAACTAGGGTAAACCCTCTCACCGATCAACTGGCAAACCCGTTAATATTAGTGACCAAAGCAAAGAAGCTGCGGTTCTTCAATCAACTCAATAGGCGTAATATCATGATTATCAAAGCACGATTCACTCAAGACATTTCAACCCTGAACAAGTGGCTGGCAGCGTATCAAGCCACTAATGGCGCGGTTCAATTCTTCACTAGTGCGGTATTCACCAATAACAGCGAAATCATTGGCAAAGACCATGAAGTAATGTTCTTCATTGGGTATGTGGCTGGCATTGGTGAATCGGGCCTTGAGTCCGTTTCCAAGGTTTAAATTTAACCGGGGCTGCGGCCCCTTCAATCATTCTTCAATAGGTGTTACTTTGAAAAATCCGTACAAAACCATCATCAAAAACCTTGGATTGACCTACAAAACAATTCTAGGCGAATCAAGCGCAAAGACAATCAAAGGGGAAACCATAGGTTACCTTACCGGGATTGTCTACCTAAAACCCGATCACACTATCTGCGCCATGGCTGCGCTGGCTGGCTGCATGGCTGGATGCCTAGAATCGGCGGGCCGTGGTGCATTTAATAGCGTACAAAACGCACGAATAGCCAAAACCCGGTTTTACTATGACCATCAACAATCGTTTTTGTTGTCTTTGGCTGCGGATGTGTGGACATTACAAAACAAGGCCAAAAAACAAGGGTTTATCCCTTTGGTGCGACCTAATGGCACAAGTGATATCCCTTATGAGAATTTAATTGTGCATGATGGCAAAAACATCTTCGAATTGTTTCCCGATGTACAGTTTTATGACTATACAAAACACCCAGGCAGAAACCTAAACGGTAAAACCCCGGGAAATTATGACCTTACCTATAGTTTTTCTGCGATTACCCCAAAACCCATATCGATCAAGGGATTGACTAATCCCAATAATTCTAGGGTTGCTGTAGTTTTCCAAAAACAAGCGGATATCCCGGACAATTTTAGGGGCTGGCCCGTCATTGATGGGGACAACACCGATGTGCGACACATTGAACCTAAGGCCGTTGTTGTTGCATTGTATGCAAAGGGTAAGGCTAAACGGGATATCACCGGGTTCACCCAAATTAAGGGGGTTCATTATGCATAAGACCAAAACAATTAAAATTGTCCACAATAAATTACTAGGGGGCTGGTTTATTGTCAGGGGGCCACACCAAACCCCTATCGGTGGCCGATTCGATACCAAAGAACAAGCACAGCAACACCGGGATAATGTTCGGGCATATTATCAGGGGGCCGCATCATGCAAAAAATAATGGCTGCAAAATACCCGGGCCGCTGTAGCGTATCGGGTTCACCTATATATCCGGGTGATACCATTAAATTCGATACATCAACCCGTAAAGCATGGTTATGCGAACATGACGATATGGGTGTTTACTTTGCACAGCGTACAGCAACAAAACCGGGTTATATCTCGCACGTTTTTAATGTGGCCGGGAAAGATTATTACCAAAACAAGGGGGGCCGCTGTATCGATGCACCATGCTTCGGGTGTTGCAATATTTAATAGCGCATAAACTGAAACACATCCTAAGGGGTGTGTTTTGGCCTATACGCTGTGTTTAGGATGTTTCCCGGCATTTTCCGGGGTTGAATAGGTGTTATATGTCAATTTATAAAGAAAACGGGTTTGATACCCGTGCGGATTACTTAATTGATCTCGCTGATACTTATGGGATTGATCAATCAATTGTTTTTGCCATGGCCGACATGCTTGGCAAAAGTGAGGATTTTGATGGGTTGATCAATACATTAGAAGATATCCAATTAGAAGGGGGGTTTTAATGGAAACCATCGATAAAATTGTGTGCTGGGTGTGTTGTGGGTGTTTTGCTGCCCTTTGGTTAATCATTGGATTGTGGGGTTAATCATGGATCAAATTACATTGGACAAACGGGCAGCTTATGCCCTTGGTTTTTATCATGGGTTATATGGGGAATATGAACCTAATAACCCGTTTATGGATCGGTATTATGCCGAATATAGGGCAGGGTATGATTCTGCAATATTCGATTTTTGTGGGATTATGAACCCTGAAGAGGTCAACCAATGACACAATCCCAAGCATTAACCCAAGCCCTTGTTTTAGCCATCATTGCACCAGATGATAATAAAGCGGCCCAAGCTTCAACCCTTGCTATGCAAATAGCCCAAGGGCTAACCAAAACCCAAGTAAACCGATGCAAAGCCCAGGCATTGAAGATGATAGGGGAAAACCCTTGATATATGCCACATTAGCCCTTTTGCTTCGCATATTGACTAGAAAACGATAACATTAACCACTAACTAAGCCGCCTTCGGGCGGTTTTTCTTTGCCCACTTTTAAGCCCTTGCAAGCCCTACCATGTAGGGTGCATTGGGTTGACCAAGAAAAGCCCCTTAAAGCCCCTTTTAAGCCCTTCTAGCGGTATTTTTTGGGTCAATCATCATCTTGGTTCGGCAGTGTGGTGACAAGGCCCACATAATTGAGGTTCATTTCAGGGTCAAGCCCACAATTGTAAAAGTGCCCTGCTTGGTCGATAGCGACCTTCAACCCTTGCGTCATGTTACCGCCGCCGATCAATTCCAGAATGGCCCTTTGTTCTGGGCTTAAATCCAGTTTAAAGTCCGTCTGGGTTCTTGATGGGTTTATCTTGTTTGCCATTAATCTGCTCACGCCAATAAAGTGCAATTAATAATGCCTCTGCCCTGTTTCCGTCTTTTTTCCTGATTAGCTTGGCTTCAGGCCAAAAACTACGGGCTAGGTCTAGGCTTTCGTTTTTATCGCTAGTCAGGTGGAAATACTTTTTCCATTTCTGGGGGGTTACCAAATGAAAAGGGTAACGGGTTAATTCAGCAACCGCTGATATAACACCGACTGCGCGCCCGAATTGGAAGCTACTTGCAACGCCTTGGTTTGGCATACTATGGACGGATTCCATGCAAATCTCTGCCCCTTCCCTTGGATCAATGCACCGCAATATCATATTTTTGAATACGAGGGGCAATATATTTTTATCTCTATGCTCGATCATAAAAGAGTCCAAATAATCGCCATTTGAATCCAATGCACCAACTGCGCCACTGATGGAACCCGGGTCAAGCCCGATCCAAATCGTCATTGTGGGCTTTCATGGTGTTGATTAAATCGGTCGAAATCCCAAGCCATAGGTATGTTGGGCATTTCTCTAACTCCTGTGCCCTGTGCCATGCCTGACCCTTCCAGCCTGGAGTTTTTGCCATTAAAACAAGATGGGCCAATGTCTCCTGATACAACAAGGGCATAGTCGACAAGGTACTGTGCAACGGCAAGCCCTTGTTTTCGTTTGTTGAGCAAATGGTGTGCTTCATCTTTGTTCATTTTGGTTTCCTGTCATCTTTTCTTTAAAGCCTTCATAATAATCACCACTGTTCATCAATCGGAAAATCCCATCACCATTTTCAAGGCTGGCCCTGTCCATGATGTAGTCTCTATATTCCAATTCGAGTCGAAATGATCTCATGGCGGCTTCAAATTGATGTTCAGTCATGTCTGTCTGCTTTAATTAGTTTCTTGTTCTGAGTTGGGCTAATCGCTGGCGCACTTCCTGGGGCATTGGGGTTGCCTTGGCAATGTCTGCCTTGATCTTGGCTAGGGCAGGGTCTACAAGCGGTTTAAACGCTATTTCAGGCACTTCTGCACCATCCCAGCGTTGTTGGTTCAGATACACCAAGGGAGCAGGGATAAACGCCCCATTTGCCTTTAGCCACTGCTCTGTGGTCTTCATCCAAGCAACGTGCTTCATTATCTGATCTGCTTGGGTATCGCAGTAGGACTTGTCCCAAACCTTCTTACAGGCCGATTTAGCCCCTTTTCTGGGACTACTAGGCCAAGCCTTCCAAAAGTCTTCAAACATCTTGTCTCCTGCTTAGAATTTTGCTCCAAATCAACCCGCCGACAATCTTGGCAACGAATTGCAAAGCAACAATGTGCAACAACAACCCGCCAAAAGCAATTGTGGGAAACACCAATGAATCAACGGCAGCCCCAGCAATATTTGACCCATTTGAGCGAATCATCCAAGGCTTATCACGCAAGAAATGATAGGCGATTGTGTCGGCACTCATGGCAAGGGCAAATGCCAGAAATGAGGCCAAAGCAATTGGCCCTGCCGCTGGATTCCACAAGTAGGAAACCACACTTGCTGTCGCAATCAATCCACCCATTTTCAAGACCAGTTTGTCGTTTTTCCATTCTTCATGGAGTTTGTCCCTCAATGACAAGTCCAATCCAATGAGAACAAAGGCGTTTATAGGGCTAAACCAAGGGCCAAACCATGCCACCAACAGATTGGCAGTAACTAGGGCGGCTATGTAAATTGCTGGATAAATCAAATCAAAATCTCCTGTAATGGTTTTTGTTCCCAGAGGGTTGGTGGATTGGTGGAATCTATGCGCTTTGCCATGCAACCCGCACAAACCTGTTTTTCGGCATGGTGTAGCGCCACATTGGTGGAATCTGCACTAGCCAAGGGCCAAGGGCCAGAAGACAGTCCTAGCATCCTCAGTCCATGCACCCAAGGCAATTGCCGCCCAAAGGTGTTTGTCATGGCATTGAACGCTTCATCCATCTTGCCGCACCACTTGGTAGTGCCGATTTGCCAGAATTCACCAGCCGATCCAAAGCAAACTCGTCCCCAGGTGTCGCAAAGTTCAAGAAGGTATGAAATTGGCAATCCTAGATGCCAGACAGGAATGCCAAACTCTTTGCGAAAGGGCCAAGTTTTGACCATTTCCTTCTGTTGCTCAACAGTCCCATCAATCACATCAGGCACTACAGCCCAGTGTGGATGCACCAGCAAAGGCTCAACCCATTCGTAGAATCCATTGATATCAAAGGTCAAACCACGGGTTTTTGCACTAAAAGCGCCGTTGTCCAGCATCAAAGACTGTCCCAAGCGCAAACATCTCTGTAAGTCATCAGGTCTGGCATAGGACACACAGAAATGCTTGCCACCCATTGTTTCTATGGCTTTGATGGGTGATATTGGGGTTCCATGATAGTGAATCATTTGCTGCCAAACATGATGTGTTCTTTGAAATCCTCATAGAGTTCGCCTCTCTCCATCAATCGGATTAGCATCTCTCCATTGCCAACATTTCTGCGCTCCATGATGTACTCAGCATACTGTTGGTCGAGTTCGTAGGTGTTCATTTTGTCCTCAAACTCTTCTTCAGACATAGGTTCTCCAAGGGTGGATAGACTGAGTATCCTTCCCTCTCCAGACTTGTCAGTGTTCATTATTGACTCCTATTAAGATTGAAAAACTAGAAAAGCCCCAAGTGCGCTTGACGGGTTGATTCGCTTATACATCTGGCCTTGTTTTCCACCGTGTACCAGATGCTTCAACAGTCGCTCAACCAACGCTGTTCGCCTTTTGCCCTTGGGTGTGTAGGGTGCGGTGTTTTCTTCCATGCAGTCCATGCAGACTCGTTACTATCGTGTGGAGTACGGTCTAGAACGCAAAAGGCCACTTACTGCTGCGCTCCAGTGATTGCCCCACTGTCCCTTACGGGTAAACGCATGAGTAAATGGCCTCATGTTTCGTCTATGCGGGGCAATCGCTTTGACAAACGGAATGTACACCATAGAAAAACAGGTTGTCAAGTAGGGGTTTTCCTGAGTACAAAATTATCTCCAAACCTGCTAGGAAGTTGTAAGAAGTCGTAACAACCTCTGCGAAACACATTCCTACGCAGTTCCTTGCCATCATACTTTTCTATGGTTGACCCATTTTCAATCCGCATGGCTGCACCTGACACAGCCCGATTCATCTCCATGCGCCCATATTGGGTCAGATGCCACTTGTCATCATGGAAGATCACATAACCAAAACGCTCCAGTTCTGGTAGGTACTTGGCATAGTGAAAGGACACAGCGTTGTTATCTGTTGCGCTGTGGGTCATGTCGAGCATTGACCTTGGGCCACTAGACAGCCGTTTCAAGATGATTCGATGGGTCTGGTTTAAACGCATTTGCTTGTCTCCAAAAACGCCAGTATGATGGTATTTATAGTTTTTTGCACTAGGGAAAACACCTATTCCCTGCATCTTTTTTCTGTGCGACAGTCCTATCACTGCAATACCGCAGTGGTCAACAGGAGTTACGAATGCCAACTGATGAGGAAAAATTCAAATACGAGTGTTGGGCGATTGTCCAAGAACTTGATCCAGATGATATAGCTGATTCCATTGTGGACAGCGTTGCCCTGGTGGAGGCCATCAAAGCAAACCATGCTGAAGATGTTGCATCAATCGTGATGAAGCGAGTGGAACTCAAGGTGCGCCGCCTTGCTGAACTACGGGTCTTTGATGTTGTCAAAACCCCTTGGGTGGATGACATTGATGAACTGCATGAGTACCGCAATCTTCGCATTGAGCGAGTTCAAAAAGCACTTGATGAACGAAAGATCACAGCGGCTAAAATGGATGGCCCTTTTCAACAAATGTTTGATGAGTGAGGACAACATGAAAATGAAATCACGCTTACAAGAAATCATTGGAGACAATTCAGATGAAACATTTGACGATTGCGATCAAACGAGTCCTATCCTATTTCGAGATTGTGACTTTGCAACCCAGCTTGCCTATCTTGCTGAAAGACAAAACACCAGCAAAGATGACCCTACCAACAATCTCAATCACAGACCCTAAGTTTGTCTATCAGAGTGCAGCTTGCACAGACATAACTCAAACATTTGAAAAGGCAAAAAATGAGCGACTTCAACGACTACAGCACGATGCTGATGGCAATCGAAAACAGGACGAAAGCACTGTCACACAAGTGCCTAAACAAAAACTTCGCAGGGTTCACGGGTGACATTACTTCAATCCATCATGAACTAACGATGCTGACAATGTGGATCACACAAGCACAAGGAGAGCAAATTAGGGAAAACACCTATAGAATTCTCAACAAAGTCTGACACAATTAAATCTCACTAACAGGAGTCACGAATGAATGTATATCAAAAACTGAACGAGGCTCGTGATGAATTTCACCAAGCCAAACTCAAGAAATCAGGTCACAACAAGTTTGCAAATTACTACTATTTTGAACTTGGTGACTTTGTAATACCCGCACTAGAAATCTTCAAGCAAATTGGTCTTACTTCCATTATCAGCTTTGGCAAAGATGAGGCCAGTATGACGATTGTGAACAACGATAAGCCAGAAGAAAAGATTGTTCTGACAAGCCCAATGTCTTCAGCAGCCCTCAAGGGTTGCCATGAAGTGCAGAATCTGGGCGCTGTTCAGACCTATCTGCGCCGTTATCTCTGGGTGGCTGCGCTTGAGATTGTTGAGCATGATGCCTTGGATGGTACTGTTGGTTCAGACAAGAAGGTTATCAAGCCCACAGATGGCGCTATTGTCTCCAAGGATAGACAAAACATCATTGCAGATGTTGCGATTGCCATTGCCGACAGAATCAATGCAGATGACATGATCGGGGCTTATGATGAGTATTCTGGAATCACCGACCAGGAGGAAAAGGTGGCGTTATGGGCATTGCTTCCAAGCAATGTTCGTAGTGCTTTGAAGAAACATGGCGAATCTTTGAAAGGCTAATATGGAAAAGAAAGACAACTCTGGCGTTTTGTTTAAGAACGACAAAAAGGAATCAGCTAACCAGCCTGACTACAAAGGCAACATCACTGTTGATGGTCAAGAATATTGGCTCTCAGCATGGATCAAAGAGGGCAAGAGTGGCAAGTTCATGGGCTTGGCAGTCAATCCCAAGGATGCACAACCTCCAGCGTCTAATCCACGCAAGGCAAAAGACATTGATGACTCGGATATTCCCTTTTGATAAACCTCACGGGGCTGCGGCCCCATTTGATAGGAGCATAGTATGGAAACTAAATTTTCTAAGATTTTAAGTACCTTTTACGGCCCAAACAAATATAAAGGGGATTTGATTGAAAAACCCATGCCAAACCATAGTCGCATGGTGAACTCAATTGCCAGATGCCCTTGGCATAAAGAAATTACGGCTAGTTTATTGGCTGACCATAGCAAAGGAAACTTTCATTGTTTGTCTTGTGGCGCGAAAGGGTCTTTAGTGGATGGCGCAAAAAAAGGTTTTCTTGCATTACAAAACGAAAATGTGTAACTTTTTATTTGATAGGAGTTGATGATGACAAAATTAAGCAACATTTGGTTTGATGGCATGGTTGAAAAGTTCTTTGGAACACCAGCATTCAAACTCTCTCGCAAAGAAGACCCTGCCACTTCCCATATGGCAGCCCAGGCAATTGACACCACAAAGATGGAGTCACTGGTCTTTGAAACCATTGCAGCCTATGGGCCAGATGGTTGCATCTCTGATGATGTGCTATCCAAACTGCCATTCCTTCCTTATTCCAGCGTCACAGCCCGTTACAAGGCTTTGCTCGACAAGGGATTCATTGAGATTATTGGCACTAGAAATGGCATTTCTGGTCGCAAACAAAGGATCATGCGTAGAGTAGGGTAAATCCCTATTCCAATGTCTGTCAGACAAGGCAGAATTGGCGCATGAACCAACAACAAACAACCCGTTTAAACGCTTTCTGGCAGGATGTAGAGGCTCACAAGGCTCTCAATCCATCCTTGCCAGAGAGTGCCCTTGTAATCCTTAAATCCGTGGCTCTGGATGCCCTCCTTGCCGCACAAGACATTGAACAGATAGGAGTGAATGATGCAAACAATTGAATTTGTGCCTTTTGAGTGGGATGACGCTGACTTCAACCCAGAAATTGACCGAATTGAGGTCGATTATGAGTGGCATGAAGGAGACAATTCTGTTGGTCTTATTTCATATTGTGAAAAGAAGGTTAAATGGATGCGTTTCAACCTTGAAATCAAAGACATTACAGACGAGTTATCTTATGCTGATTTGGCTTATTTGAAGCATGAAATCAAGCGTAATGATGATGAATTTATTGTTGATTGAGGGTAAAAATGATAGAGAAAATCCACACTTATACAGTCCAACAACCTGGTGTCATGGATGACAGGATAAGGGTCAATGATGGTGTTGCCTATCGTTGCACCATCTGTGGATTGATCTGGACTGATGAGGCCAAGGCAGTTAAGCATGAGGAGATTCCCCATGAAAGAGCCTGAAGATGAGGCTTTTGATGAACTTGCAAAAAGACAAGGTTATTGGAATATGCAAGGTTCACACAAGCATCAAATCATGCAACACATTGAGAATAAAGAGCGCAATGATGTGATTGAAGAAGTGGCTCAACACATTGAAGAATGTACTCTTGCATTTGGCAGAGACACAGTGGCATCTTTTGCGTCATATATCAGGGGAATGAAGAAATGACACAAGAAGCATTGAAGCTGGCGCTTGAGGCGCTAGAGCCGTTTACTACTCCTAATTGGGCTGGTAGCGGTGTTGATAAGTGCAACGAAGCCATCACCGCCATCAAAGAAGCCTTGGCACAGCCAGAGCAAGAGCCTGTGGCGTACCTTGTTTTATTTGAGGGTGCGGGGAAATTGTTAGAGTTTACAAAAGGCAATTACTTGCATGGAGCAAAGATAGAACATATACCCCTATACACCTCCCCACCACAGCGCACAGAGCCTGTCATCGACAAGTCAGCGGCAATTCGTATTGCTACTGCATTGGGGTGGACACCGCCAAAGGGAAACACATGAAAGCAAGACAGGTATTCATTGCCATGATGACGGGCAAGGGCTACACCCAAGAAGAGCTTTTTTGGGATGGGAAGAAGTTTACTAACCAAGCTATTACTACCCGCTGGAATTACTTTTTAATGGGTTGGGAAATGCGGGGTGTGATGTGATTGAAACTGTAATCACCATCTTTGCCATAGGCTTTGTTGGCATTGCGTTAGCCATTGGAGGCGTTTGCCTGATGGTTTGGATGGCACTTAATGAGGACTGAAATGCCAAGACCTAAGACTGAATTAACCTTTGTAAACAAGACTGTCAGCGCACGACTTAGACCCTCTGAATACAGGGAGTGGGTGCGCCTGGGAGGGGTTACTTGGCTACGCCAGCAACTATCTCAAAGCATCAAGAGCCAAGAACCGCAAAAGCCTCATTTGTATGCTTTACGCGATCATCTAGGCCGATTGTTCCACCGTTAATCTTCTTGGTGAGTCCAACCCAATCAGCAACTTCTGCAAGGTTGTTGCAATTGTGGGTTGACCAGAACCAACCAGCAGTCAGTGCCGCATACTTAGGCGTTGCTACAAGGTCAGGCTCCATTACAAAGTCTATTCCCAAGGCTTGACCAGCATGGAAGTAATTAGCATGGCCCGTCAACTGGATGCACCCACGGCCTCTAAACCTATACCCATCACCAGATGCCTCATCTCTATTGCCCATGCGTGAGGAATACACCTTGTTGGCAATCTTCTTTGGATTCCTGGCATATTGGTTGGCAATCTCCATCGTTGGAAACCTTGTTTTCCATAGTTTCATCAGGGTTTCAGCCCTGTAATTAAGATTTTCTTCAAGTATTTTGAAGTTACCGCACTCATGCCCACATTGACCAATGAATGCCGCTTGTTGGCGCTGTGTGGCAATGCCAAACTTGGCAAAAGTGTCGTTCAGAGCAGGAACCCACTCAATGCCAATATGCAGTCGTTGGAGTTGTTCAGCGTTTACCATTGATTTGCTCCCTTACTGATTCGTAGGTTTCGATGCAGGAGTTGAGTTGGGCTGTGTTTCTGTCCCCGTCTGCTGCGATGGCAATAATAGCTTTAATAGTCTCTCGCTCAAGTTTGTCTCTTGCTTCGTCCCTATCTCTGGTGGCAGGGGTGGCATCTGTGGCGGTTTGTACGCAACTTGTGGGGGCTTGGATAGGAAGCCGCAGCTTGCCAGCATCAGCAAGAGAATTAAGGTCAGACTGTTTCTTAGAAACTTCATTTTTGGCCTTTCGCAATGCACTATCTTTGTCGTTCAGGGTCTGATTCAATGCTTGTTCAGTCTCACGGGATTTCTCATTTAACTTAGCAATTTCCGCTTGCATCTCAGCATCACGATCAACCCATCCTTTGTGATGACCATAACCAAAGGCACTCCCTACGGCAACCATCACCCCAATAATTATCCAAGGGTTAAGCATACTGACCCTCTCTCCTTGCCAAAGCAATTTCCTCACGCACAGAGTCAGGTTCTAAGTGAGTAGGTGGCGTTGTAGGAGGTGGTGGTGGAGTCCAAGTTTCATCCAAAGGAGGATTTACCCATACAGGCATAGCATTGGATGGAACTGCTGCGACAGTTGCGACAGGAGTGCTTGTAGAGGTGCTAGGAGGCGTTGTAGGAGGGTTTATTGCCTGAGTGACAGCACCAACTGCCCTCTTGCCCACAATGCCGCCAATACCACCCACAATCAACAACACAATGTCATTAAGCATCTTTGTGTAGGCTTGGTCAATCGGGGCCATTGACTTGATTGGTTGGACAACAAAAGTCACCGAATAAAGCAAGGCAAACACGATACCAGCCAAGATGATGGTAATCATCACGACTACAAAGCCCCAAATCCTGACTTCAATTTCGTCTGGAGTTAATTTACTTTTTAGCATCTTCAACCTTCTTTTCTTCAACTTTGTTTGTCAAAACAGGGGCTACAAGGTATTCAGGACAGGTTTGGGTAAATAAACAACGAGGCTTCTGGCATTCTTTGAGTTCAAAGTTATCTGGGTTCTGACAGGCATATCGGTATCTATCTTCACACCCTGCCAATAACAAAACGCACAGCAAGGAAATGGTAATCACAACATATAAAAACCTATTTTGGCTCATTGCGTTGCCTTTCCATTTGTTGACGCTCATATTCTAGTTGTTGGCGCAATCTCTCCATGCGCTCAATCTGCATTTTGCTCTCTCTTTGTGCAGCCAATGTGTCATAGTAAATGCTTCCCAACAGCGGCAACAGTAGGACAAAGACTAAAACCATAGCAACTAATGCTACTAGAAACCCCATCTTAATTTCCTGTCCATCGTTAGTAGGCTGAAGAATAGGATCAGGTACAGGACGAACACCAAACAAACTGCCCCGTAAATGGCCTTGTCCTGAATTGCGCTTATTACCTTTCTGCGTTGCCATTCAACCTCTCGCTGTTTCTTTTCTTGAGCCAACCTTGCTTCTTCTTGTTCAGCAATGATGATTACTCTCATCTGGTTCACCCTGGTGTACAAGTTACCCAACTCTGGGGGTGACTGATACACCATAATCTCACGAATCTCTTTGGCTAACTTCTCAAACTGAGTTTTGGCTAACTCTCTGTTTAACGCCGACTCCATGATGTTTTGATTCGGGTCATAAACAGTCTTAGACTTTTCTTCTTCTTCTCTAATGTGGTCTGCAAGCTGTTGCTGAACCTTGAAGAACTGAGACAGATTCGCCGCCAGATCAGCCACAACTCTACCTTCATCCCAAATTTCGGCCTCAGCCTTTTTTGCTTTGGGCGCAACTGGAGTTGCTGTGGGCTTGGGCTTTTTCTTCTTGAAGAACCCAAAGAAGCCACCAACCTCTTCAGCAATAGCCGTGACCTCTTTAACAGTCTTTTGGGCTGCGGCAACAGTTCCCTTGACCTCTTTATAGAGTTCACAGCCTTTGCGAATAGCTGCGACACAGCCATTTGCCATCGCCAGAAGGGTGAGAGGATCAATCTTGCGCCCCTTACATTAGCCCACGGGCCTTCATTTCAGTTTCGTATTCCATGAGAGATGGGATAGGCGCTGTTTCCTGTGTTGCAGAAGGCATTTCTGGGCCAACAGTCTCAAGCATTGGGCCAGCACGAACACCACCAATAGCCAAGGCTTTTGCAAGAGTTTGAGTTGCCCCAATAGCCTTGTCCAAAGTTGTTTTTGGCTTTGACAAATCAAGCATTGCTTTTCTGTAATCTGGGTTATAGATAACATCAGCAAATGCTTTTGGGCTTGCAATGATGTCCCGAATTAACGGGATAATTTCTCTTGCCTGGAGCCTTGTTCTCGCACTTCCACCCAAAGCACCAGTAATACCATAAGCATCGCCAGCAGCAATCCCAGGCGCTCCAGCCGCAGATTCAGATTGAAGTGTCCTACGCATCCAGTTCATTGCAAGTCTTGCATCAGTAGCATCTTTTGCATTTGGAAATAGATTGGCGAAATCACTGCTTTTTTTGTCAAGTTCTTTGAGTGCAATGTTTATATTAAATGTTGGATCGTTTATCGCCCCGCCTTTGGCTTGTGCAGCAGACAAAACATCATCAAAATTCATTCTGCGAATTGTGTTTAAAACTTCATTTACTTGAGAATTTGGACTGTTTTGCATCACTTCAACAAGAAACTGTTGCTGAGATGGAGGCATCTTTTTTAGCTTGGCAAGTTCAACCTCTGGAACCAAGTCAGTAACATTTTGAACATCAAATGCCTTTGTCAATGGTCTATCAGAAAACTGTTCAATTTTTTGAATGTTTTGCCTGAACTTATCACGGGCATCGACAAGTTTATCTGCGCCAGGAACTCCAGCATCAATTGCTTCATCAAGGGAGTTTTTAAACCCGTTTAACACCGATATTGCAATTCCTTTTGCTTGACCAGGAGCAACGCCCTCAAAGATGTTTCCTTTGCCAAAATCTGCTTTTCCAGAATATGCTGCCTCACCCCATGCAGACAAGTTTTTCTGCAATCGATCAATGTTTATTTTTAAGTTTGATGCAGGAATAGCAGGAGTAACTGTTACAGATGCTGGAGCGCCAGTTGGCCCAAGAATTGTCGATGGGGTTGTAACTGATGGAGTTGCTGGAATTGCATACTCATCAATAATTTTTTGCAAAGCATTTCTAACTGGGTCAAGTGCTTTTACTTCTACTGGTATTTCTCCCAACTTAGACTGAATAACTGAAACAACTGGCGTTGTATCAATCAATCCACCAGCACCTTTTGCGGCACTAAAGTCTTTTGCAGCGTCACTTCTCAGCTTTGAAGAAAGCGATTTGCCGTAGTTGTTAAAAGAAGAAACAACTGCTTGAACAGCATCTAGTGGACTCAGTGTTTTGTCGCTTGCTTTGTTAAACAAGTTTGTTAAAAAAGACTCAACATCATAAGCCTGTGCTTTCTTAAACTCAGATGGCAATGCTCCTGTTGATGGTTCAGCAGAAATTCTTGCTTCTGTTGCTAATTGCCCTCTGCCTAATCCAAGTTCACCAGGGGTAAGTCTTCCTACTCTTGCTAACTCACTTGTTTCTGCTGTTTGTGGGAAAAGACCTGCTGGCTTTGTCATTTGTTGACCAGCAACAGTAAGGCCGCCTTTTGCTGCATAAGGAGACATTTGCAAGGCCAATTGAGCAGTTGGACTATCTGGCGCAACTTGTTGTGCAAGAACTCCAGTTGTTCCAGAAACACCAAATTCCCCAAGAGTTCCCTTGGCTCCTCTACCAAACAATCCTGGCACACCAACAGCAGTCAATGCCGCAGCAGGAGCGCCAGCCTCTCCAAATTCATAAGCACCACGATAACCTTGAATTGATTGAATGTTAACGCCAGTGAGATTTTTTACAGCATTTGCAATTCCTGCACTAGAAAAAGCATTTGGGTCTTTGCTTCCTTTTAGGTAGTCATACAAGTTTCCCCATCCACCAACAAGACTGACAATTCCTTTAGCTGAACCTTTAAGCAAAGATTCGCCAAACTTTTTGAATTCAGAGACTCCACCTTCTTCTGGATCAAAAACAGATTGACTAGATGTTGTCAATCCCCTGCGTTGCATTTCTGCTTCAACATCTTGTAGGCTGCTCATGGTTTTTTCTTGCCTTTCAATTCATTAAATTGCTTCATCAATTCTTCATTACTTAATTCTGATAAAGGCTTTGGAGCATTTGCGCCTAAATTAACAATTGGAATTGTTGGAACATATCCTTTAAGTCCTTTATTTTCTCTTGCATAGGTTTCCAATCTGGTTGTTTCTTCAACAATTCCTTGATTCTTTTTAACCATAAACTCAATAAGTTGTTTACGGGCTTGTGGACTGTTCTCCAGTTGAGGAACAAGACTTTGGATAAATTCACGATCTGCATTTGAAAATCCTGACCCAAGTCTTCCACCAAGAGTAGCAAGAATTACATCGCCAGCAGTCTTTTGGTAATTTTCAGATTTTGCAAGTACATCTTTATCTTTAGAACTTGTAAGGCCAAGTGTATCAAGCAAATTTGTTGCTCCTACTCTGCCGCTTGCAAAAGTACCGCTAATCAACGCATTTTGGTCAAGTTGATTCAATCTCTTTAATGAACCTAAAGCGGCAAGAGCAGAATCTTTTGTTTGCATTGAATTTGCAACAACTTTTGCATCAAGTTTTCCAAGTTCTTTAACAAATTCATTTTCTCCAGCATCTACTTGAACTTTTGTAGTTGCCGTTGTTCTATCAACGCCACCAAAATAAGGAACACGCATTTGTTTACCATCTGCGCCTTTTTGGTAGATATATTGTTGGTCATTGTTTACATCAAGATAAACAGGCTCTCTGCTTCCCATTGCAACGCCAACTTCTTTTACATTCCCAATTTTTGGCTCTTTTGTGGTTAGTCGCTTTAATTCTTCTCTATATCTTTCAGTATATTGAGGCGATCCAACAGGAAACTCAGACGCAGCAATTGCAGCAGCATTTCTCATTTCTGTAGATGTTGCTTCTGGTTTTGTTGTCAACTCAGTAAATTTATCTTGATATGCTCTATTGAACTCAGGAGAGCCAGGGCGACCAACAGATGCCGCAAAAGCCAAAGCATTGCGTTGTTCAGAAGTCATCTTCTCAGCAGTTTTCTGTTGAATCGTAGATAAATCAACAGCCGCTTTACGAGCATAGTCAGCCAATGTGCTTGCCGCTACTGTGTCACCAGACTGTGCAGCCATCTGTGCGCCACGCATAATGGATTCAGGGTCATTCATGTCAATCTGCTTTGCCAAGGCATTGCGTTGGCTAATAAGACGCATCTGAGGGTCTTCTACACCCATCAATCCACCCAATGCGCCGCCAACCTGTTGACCAGCACGATACAGCCCATAGGTAGCTTGTGTGCGTGGGTCTTGTTGAGCAAATGCCATTGCTTGTCTTTGCTCTGCCAAGTCACGCTGTTGCTGATACAACTCAGGAGTTACCCCAAACAAACTTCCAACAATATCTGTTGCCATGATTACTCCTTAATTTAACCTGTAACGCCAGGGATATACACCCCTTGACCACCTCTAGCACGATATGCCGCCGCTTGATCTTGATAATTTTTTAACGCCGCATCTTGCACTTGTCGTTCTTCAGGTGTTAATGGGTTTAATTGTCCAGTAACAAATTCGCCAAATTGAGGACTATTTGCCAAACCTGTTATTGCGGTTCCAGCAGGACTAAATCCTGATGCCGCCTGAGTCGTTCTAGCACCCAACAAACCACCTTGCAACAAAGATTGTCCAACATTGCCACCAGCCTGGGCAGACCTGCCACCCAACTGTGCGCCAATGTCCAAAGGTGCTTGACCCAAAGACTCAAGTGATGAACCTACGCCAATTCCAGTGCTGAATGGCGAGTAAGCACCCGTCAAGCCTTGTGTGTAGCTTCCAAGCAAGTTAGCACCAGAGCCTAGCAAACCAGCACCAAACTGCACTTGTTGTTGACCAGCTTGAGTTGCCTGTGCAGCCAATGCCGCATCTTGTTGAGCCAAAGCGTTGTAATAGGCTTCCATCTCAGGAGATGCCGCACCCAAACCAGCCGCACCACTTGGACGGGCACCAGTAGCACCAACAGACAAGCCACCACGACCAGTATTAAACAACTGGTTTTGCAACTGAGCAAACTGACGCTCACGACTAGGGGCCAACAAGTTCTGTTGCTTTGCCATGTAGTCAGCGGCAACTTGTTCTGGAGACTGAGCCAGATATTGCTGACCTAAACCAAACAAGCCTTGTGCGCCAGCAGTCAAAGGAGCATAACGACCTGCGGCTTGTTCTGCCTCAGTCAAGCCTTGACCAGACAAAGCCATGATGCGATCTTGCATCGCCTTGAGTTCTGGGCTAACTGTGTAGCCAGCACTTGTCAATTGACCAGTTGTAGGATCAAACCCAAACTGTGATGCGCCAAAACGAGTAGTAACGCCAACAGGACGAAACCTTTGTGATTCTGCCGCTGTTGCCGCTGCATCTCTGATTGCTTGAGCAGATATTTGAGCCGCTTGCACATTAGCTTGGTTGCTCAACAAACCACCAGCAGCACTCACACCAGCAGTAACCAATCCTTTTGTCAGGGTTGGATTTTTCTTAAAGAAACTAAGAACATCACCAACTTTTAAGCCAGATTGAGTTGCAGTTTGTTGTGCCGCTTGAGTAAGTGCGGCATACGCATCACTGATATTTTGAGTACCACCAGCCTCTTGAGCCAACTGATAAATCAATTGCTGTTCTTCAGGAGAATAATTGAAAGGAGTTGTGTCCTGTAACTCAGTCGCAGGAGCATTCATCTCATCATCATAGGTTGCCATATTTCCTCCAGTATTTCCAGTAATCGGTGTTTGTGGTAGTGGTGTGGGTATATCAAACCCAGATTTGGTTGTATCTGCCGGAACTCCCGCCTCAAATGGAGACAGCGTTCCTTGCAATTCTTGTTGACTAACAGTTGCTTGTTGTTCAGTGGGAACAGTTGCGCCTGAGTCTGGTCTAAGTGAATCAAGTGCAACGCCTTTGACAGCACCAGTAACAGCCTGTTCTGGATTCTTTCCAGCAAGCAATCCGCCAGCAGTTCCTTGAGCAACCTGTCCAGCAACAGTGGAGCCAGTTGCACCAGCAACAGCAGAGCCAACTCCTAGTTGACCAGCAGCATATTGAGCCGCATAATTTGTTGCAGTCTTTTCGTCACCACTAGCAATTGCTCCAGCAGTAACGCCACCAGCAATAGCAGTCCCAATCCCAGGCAGTCCATAAGCTGCGCCAACAATATCCAATGCCAACAAAGGAAGTGGGCCAGCACTTAATATTTCTTTGCCAAGACCAGCAAGAAATCCACCACCACTGCTATAAGTGTATCCAGTAATTTTTGTTTCTGATTTAGTTACTTGTCCACTGTTGTCTGCATAACCACTTGGCAATATGTATGCTGGTTTCCCGTTGGCATTTCCAATCCCACTTGCTTTGCCAGCAAATGAAGGGTTATATAGTGTTATCCCAGATGCTAAAACAGGGTCAACAACTTCTTTTGGGGCAAGATAACCTTTGGTTGAACCACCCATTTTGTCAGAAATAAAGCTCCCAACTTGAAATGAAGAACCAATTTGAGTGCCAGATAAATCAATATATTCTGCTGAACTTTGCAGTGTAGAAAGTAATTTTGGGTCAAGAAATCCAGTAAATAAAGCACCACTATCACCAGACACCGCGCCTTTAGTTATGCGGTCTTCAGGAATAAATGTGTATTCTTTTCCACCAACATTAAAACTAAGTCCTAGCCCAAGCGCAGGATCACTTCCTACGCCAGTTAATGAAACAGGGACTCTCCCGCTAGTATCTAGCGTTCCAAACTTTGAGGTTTGTATGGATTGAGCCATTACACAGTGCCGTTAGCCACAATGTTACCCAACACAGTCAGGTTGCCAGAACTGTCAATCTTCATTACATCAGTTCCTGAGTGACGAATAAGTAGATTAGACCCACTCTCAACAAAGCTGAAGTTGGTGAATGTTCCATCTGCCTTGGTTGCAATAGCAGTCTGAATGTTGGTGAACTCAGTATCAATCTCAGTTCCCTTGACAACCTTGCTTGCATTCCCTGGCGACAAAGCATCTTTAGCCGCAAAGTTGGTGGTTTTGGTGTAATTTGCCATGTTTCTTCCTTAAACCAGTTTGCCATTCTTGGCTTGAATCTCAATCTTTTGAATGCTCACAGGATACCCATTGATCTGCACTTCATAACCCGTCTGCACAGTCTTGCCAGAACCTGATGTTTGACCAACCAAAGTCTGCAAGGAAATGCCATCTGAGTAGTAAGCAACAGGAACACCATTTGCCCCATACTCAGCAGTCCCATATTCAGCAACAGTAGACTGAGGAATTTGCAATGTGGTGGAGTAATACTGACCCGTGAAGTCGTATCCCCACTTGATGATGAAACCTTGGCTTGAGCCACCAATCACCACCACTGCAATGCGCTTCAGGATAGAAGTGACATTGGGCTGTCCCAAGTCAGCATAGGTGGTGAAATACTGCAATCGATATGTGCTTGTGTGGTCAAGGTAAGTGCCATACTTGCCCACATAACCATTCTTGCCAATCAACAAGTCTCCATTGCGTTTAGCAAGGAAAGCAGTTGGAGTGATGGAATCCCACACAGTTACCCGTGAAGAACCATCTTGCAAAGCCGCCTTTGTGTCAAAGCAGTATGTCTGGGTGGCAGTTGGGAAGTTAATCAGGTAGAAGGCATTTGATTCTGAATAGATTGCCTTGATGTTTGCCAATGTCTCAGCATTCACAATCGTCATCAAGTCATCACGCACATTCTTAGACAAGTCCCGCAAAGGTGCAGACTTCTCCTGAATGGTTCTCAGCAATGAACGCACACCACTGTTTGACAAGAAAACTACATCACTACCTGTGTTGGCAATAGAGTCCCTTGCAATGCAACCAATGTTGCTGATGGTGTCACTCAGAGACAGGCTTGATGGGGTAGTCGCATTTGCATAAATCAATACTTGACGCTTGCCAAAGATAAACAAGAATCCATTGTGAGCCGCTAACCCTGTAATCTCATCAGACCCATTGGGCCATACCCGTGAAATGTCCAAAGAACCAGCAGTTCCTGTTGACCAGATGTGCCCTGCCAGCAAGTCAGAGAAATAGACAGTTACAGTGTCAGCAGTGCTACTAGCAGTCCATAACCGACCATAGGCAGAGATAACAATGTTGGTTTGTGGAGCAGTCGCAACATAACCACTTTTCTCGCTCACACGCCTGTATGTGGTGGTACTTACAGCAGGGTCATAGATCAGTGGGTCATAACCTGACTGAAAGAAATATGTGATCCCATTCAAAGAAGCACAATGCCAGTTGCTTGCAGTAATGGTGGGGCCAGTGCCTCCCCCCCCATAGGTCAACTCAACAACACTCGCACCACTCAGTTTAAACAGCTTGTTGTTTCCAGCGAACAGAACAGTCAAAGTGCCATCAGTCTGCACCAACTCATGGATGACTGTTACATTGTTTGCACCAAGGTTGCCAGAAGATGTGTTAATCCTTGAAAAGCCTTTGCGAGATCCAATGCGCCCGTACTGGTCAATCACACAGTTTGTTGCAATCGCAGCATATCCAGCCGCTAAATCAAGCGGAGAGTCCTGTGTGTTCAACCCATAAAAGCCTGGGGCTGAGACAGAGAAGGTCTGGATTTGTTGGCTCATCGTGGTACAAATTGCTGATTTTCTGGATACCGATTTGACTCTAAAGCAATGTAATCGGAGAGCATGGATCGGAATAGTGTGTATGCCTCTGATGAAGACAATCCACCATCTTCTCCACGCTCAACCAATGCTCTGGCATACGCACCTTGAGCAACAACTACATCAGGCACAAGAACAACAGTGCTTCCTGATACCAATGTTGCCTGGGGTATGGTCAGACTGAATTTCAGTGTATATACGCCATCAGGAATCGGAAACAAACTGACCTTTGTATCGTAAGAAGCATCTACTCCATCAAAGGTAAATTCTGTTGGAATTGCGTTGACCAAGGGCGTAAAGTTCTGTTTACGATTCATGTCCACAAATGTAATGTTAGTCAAACCAACATTACTGGTTGTGTTAATGGCATCAAGAACCTGGAACTTCTGACCAGCACCAGTCAGCGAATATGATGGAGTTGAAGCAACAGTAGTTACAGTAACAGTTTGCCCCAACGAATTCCACGCATAGGCATCTTCTACCTGTCTTTTTGCATCGTTGACAAACTTTGCAATAAGAGTGGAATAGTCGGTTTCGTTGTAAGTGGTTACAACAGGCACACGCAAGCGGATCAACACATCGTTGACAAGTTCTAGTAGTGTCATGCTCTAGTCAACCCTTCTTGTTCAAATGTTGCTATAAAACTGAAGGTGCTTCCTGCTTCAGTAGTTATTTTGATCTTGTCATCTTCTTCTAAAACAATGTAGGCATTGCCATCAAATTGCAAATAGGATTTTGATTGGAAATTGTATTGGGTCAATATATCAAGCGTGGTATTAGCACTTGCGTCATACCATTGAACAGTTATATGCTTGGTAGAGCCACCTGTATTGTGTATATACATTACAGTGAATTTGGCGTAATAGCCCTTTGGACAGGTATAGACTGTTGTGTCTACTGCCGCTGTAGGACTAAAACCAACTGATAATGCTCTCATTTCGCCTTTGCCTTGTTCCTTGCGGAAATTGCTCTAGCTTTTGCCTTTGCGTCAGCCTTAGAGTTTGCACCCCATGCCTTTAGCGAAAGAAGCAGTCTCGTTGGTTCACCATTCTTGAACTCAGGGCCATCATTTCCACCCATTCGAGCCAAGAAACTTGCTCTGCGAGGGTTGTCCCCCGACTTTACTGGTGCTTTGAGATTGCCACCAGTTTCTGCATTATAAGATGATCTCCCCTTAGCATTCAACCCACCTTTTGGATTTTGCCCAGCTTTTGTTTGCCAAACAGGAGATTTCATCTACTTCACCTTTTTAACCTTCTTTGCAGTCTTTGCAGCTTGTTTAAAATCAGCAGCAGTAGGCGCACCCTTGGCCCCTACCTTCCGCATCTTCTCGCCAGAACCAGCTTTGATACGGGCTTGTTTGGCATTGATGTTGGCATAAAGTCCAGGCTTCATTTCTTCTTCTTTCTAGGTTTTGCCATGCCAGCTTCAGACAAGGCAATGGCAATTGCTTGCTTACGGGAAGTCACTTCTGGCCCCTTTTTAGACCCAGAATGCAAAGTGCCTTCTTTGTACTCACGCATGACTTTTCCAACCTTTTTAGCCGCTTTGGTCATTTTCATATCAGTACAACACTTTAGCTGTGATGGTTCCAGAAGTCCAAGCAGTTACATTGGCTCTCAAATATTTAGGAGCATTGGCAATGGTTACGATGCCATCAGCAGTCAAAGCAGTGCCAATTGTGGCAAAAGTTGTCCCATCCAAGCTACCTTGGAAAGCAACAGTAGCGGTGGTGATGCCCACAACTTGCAGAAATGCAGGTTGCCCAGCATCTGCCTGGACAGCTTGAGATGCACCAGTTGCAACAACTGCGTTTAAAAGGGTTTTAGCCCCAGATAATGAACTCATTTACCTCTCCCAGATTTCTTCATCATGTTGGTAGCAGTGCGCTGACCCTTTTTGGGGAGCATCTTAGGTTTCCCAATAGCCACCATAATGGTGACAGGAACACCTTTCTTCTTTGAAGGAGACTTTTCTTCTTTCATTGGCTTACCGTACATCATGGTTTTTCCTTGGTTATTGGCCCACCAGACTTCCAGGCATCACAAGTACGGGCCGCTGCACAGGTGAATTGAAACAGATCACAGTATCCCAGATTTGCCGCCTTGACAAAGTTCTCGTCATAGGACAACTCATCCGCTTTTTCATCCTTTTCTAGTCCACCAAGGATGCACTCCATCATCTTAGGAGTCTGGATAAAAGCGGCACAGTTCCCACATCTCATGCCCTTGATGGTAGAGGTGGGAGCGTTATACATCTTGGCTTTTTTTAACCAGAAAGCATCATTTACTTCATCAGGGTTGGGTGGGCCATAACCAAATTTCTTGAATGCGTTATTCCTGTTTTTTAAATTAACAGATACATCTTGAGTAGCAATAGGGCACGATACCCCTGAGAGCAAGCCTTTCATTTGAGCAACCTTTCACCAATAAAGGTAAAAACACCACCCACAGCAGAGGCAATCGTCATGCCCATCCAAAATCCACCCTTGCCTTTGTTGGCAAGTTCAAGCAATTCTTTAACATCTTTGCTAAGTGAATGCACCTCATTCTGGAGAGCCTCGACTTGAGCCTCCAGTTTCCCAAAATCTCTAGCGTCTATATCAGACATTTGCAACTTTCCTTGGGCGACCCATGCGCCGTACAACTGGCGGCATGAAGGGAGTATCTGTCCTCACTTCATCAGGAATGTCAGACACTTCTTGTTCGTCAATCCTCACATAACCCTGATGACCCTTCATAGAGTCAATGTCATGTTGCAAGGTAAAACTCACTGTGTTACCAGACTGAAGACAACGAAAAGTAGCCATTAAAACCCCTAAATAAGAAAGGGGGGACTAGCCCCCCAATCCTCACACCAGACGAGCAGCTACAAGACGAATCTTGCAGGATGCCAAGTCCACAGTGCTACCAGATTCGTTTTGAACACGAATGCTAATAACATTTGCAGCAGAGACATAAGCAGTGACGCTCATGCCAACTTCATCCACAGCAAAAGAACAACCCAAGACCATATCGCCCAACACCACGCCAGGAACGGCAACAGTTTCGGTTTCACCCGCACCATCAGCCAAAGAACCAGCATCAAGCGTTGCAACAACAGACCAAGTGTCGCTAAAAAGCCCACGGAAAGTTTCGTTGTCCCTTACGGAAACAACAGCGGTAGCAGCAGCCATTTTGATTTCTCCTAATTAGGTTAAAAAAGTCCCCCCACCACTAGGGCAGGGGGCGCAACTGCAATTAGGCTGGAACCAAAAGAGCAAACATAGATGCAGATTTGGCTGCACTTACGCTTGCGGCTGAACGCAGAATCTGAACGCCATACAAGGTATCAGAGGTAAACAGAGTAGCCAAATACTCTTGTTTGTACTGAACTTGTGAGCGAACAGCAATTTGCTCAACCAAAACTACTGCATCACGGTGACCCATGATACAAACCCGTGCAGCACCAGTGCCTGATGCTGTATCGCAATTGCTTGAGACAAACACAGGGATGCCATACAAGTTACCGATCTCACCAGTGCGAATGGTACTGTTAGTACCGCCTACAAAGGCTTGTTCAGTGTAACGAGCCAGACCCATCAGGGTGTTGCGACTTGATGGAGGAATCAAGAAGAAACGCTGATCCATAGGGGTATCGGTGTCATCCAAACGCTGAATAGTGCGGCGAATGGCGGCATCGGTCAATGCTGACTCATTGTTGTTTGCGGCAACATAAGCAGTCGTACCATCACCACCAATGAACGCACCAGTTGCGTAAGCATTAGTACCAGCACCACCATTGGTAGAACGACCCAATTGAACCAAGTCGGTATCGACTTGTTTAGCCAGGGAGTAACCAGCATCAGAGGTGTAGAAGTTACGCAAGCTGTTCAGGGCTTGAGCCTCGACAATATCTTCAATCAAACGAGAGTATTCGTAATGCTTGTTGATAGACACAGTTACTTCAGACTCAGTAGCGGCAATCAAAGTGACTGCTGTTTCTGCGGCCTTGGCAGAAGCTGAACCACGGGTAGGTGCGGGGATATGAATCGTATCGCCCTTCTTACCTTTAAAGTTCATCTTCATAACTAGGTTAGCAAGAACCAAGTTTTTCTTGTAAGCAGCAACAATCTCATCACTCCAAATCTCAGGAATGAATTTGTCTGCTGTCGTGGTAGTGACTGAGCCACTGGGGGAAAATGCTGTTGCCATGTTGTTTCTCCTTAGAAACGAAAGTTAAGTTACTTAACCCGTCCATCTGCGTATGCTTGCATGATTTCACCACTCAAAGCATCGTATCTGTCAGGTTCTGTCATCTTCAGCCGAATCAGGTCAGCCCGTCTGTATACCCTCTTTGAACTCTCTCCAGTTCCACCAACATCCACTTGTGCGGCCTTCATGTTCTGCTTCCTGGCGGTTTCACCCGCTTGTTCAGTCTGCTTTGACTTGACACCACGCAACTGCTTGTAAGTAGACAGCAACTCATTGGCACTATCGTAATCGAACTCACCATCAGCTCTTGCATACAGACCAAGGCGAATAGGTGAGGATTTCACCCAATTCACAAAGTCCTGATCTTGAGCAATCTGAGTGTAGTCAGGGTGCTCTTGCGTTAGCTTTTGCTGAATCTGCATCCTTTTGAAATCCACACCCGCTTGACGGGCTGCGAGAACATCAGGATGGTTATCAATAGTCTTCTGAACTGCCTTCTGTGGATTCTCAAAGAAATCTACCTCTGGCTCTTCCTCTTTAATAGTCTGTTGCTTTGAACTGAGGTTCTGCTTTATGAGTTCGTCAGCTAGTTTCCTAACCTCTCCCACTTCTTGCGCTTGCTTGCCAATCAACTTCTCAGCTTCTTGGTGCATCCGAACAATGTCTTCTAGACTTTTATCCCTGTACTTGTCAGGGAGTCCAGGGCTTGCTGGCGCAATAGTGTCAGATAGCTTGGATTCTTCAGCTTCTAACTCACTCTTCATCTCAGGTTCTTGGTCAATCAACATATTATCCCTTTTTCCTGCCGTTTCGGTTATAGGAGAATCAACTCGACATTACTGTTTATGAGTTGTGCTTTTGCTCCCACTTCAACTGATCTAGGTGTTTTTTCTCGAACCTTCCATGCTCTGATGGGAAAGAACCAGACCACCCTTCTAGTTTGAAGTTTGGAGCAGAAAGAATGCGGTTGGCTGTTTCACCACATTCACACCTAAAACTGATCGACTCATAATCAGTCAGTCTTTCGGTTTTATGCCCGTTTGCACAGGCAAAATCAAACATTCTTTTCATTGAGTTCCTCGTATGCTCTCTCGCTTGCCTCTTTCAAGGTTTTAAGCCAAGTTAGTATAGAAAGTTCACCTTTTTTGAATTGTAGGCTTTGTTCATCAGAAATCACAGATATATTATTCAAGGATGTAATCATGGAGTCAATATCCTCCACCAAGTCTTTCCATCCATCACTTCCCATCATTGAGAAGCGATCTTCATAATATTTCTGGAGTTCTGGTGTCATGCGCCAATACTTTCAGCTTGATCCGCCACCTGTGCTTGATAAGCCGCAATGACTTCAGCAGTCCAAGCCACATTGCAGATTGCCGCAACATTGGCAGGAATGCCCGTCAAGTCTTGATCGGGAATAAGAGTTGAACGATTGTAAGTTTTGCTCAGTTCTTTGCCATCTTCCATAATGCGAGTGGCTTCACGGTAAAGAATAGTGCCGTTCTCAGTTACTGTGATTTGGTCGATATTGGTGATTTTAGTGAGTGACATGGTGGTTCCTTAATCAAGTTGTCAAATATGTGATGTTGAAATTTATGCTTGAGCCATTAATCACATCCGCATTTGTGGCGGCAGCATAAGTAGAGTTTGTTGCAACACCGAGCGTTATTTTGTATAAATTCATAACGGCAGTATTGTTTTGCACAAATGGAACCATGCCACCCGTGCCTGTGGTTGCACTTCCAGGCAAACAACCTCCAACGCTTCTATTTTGTCCATTTGTTTGGTCTGCGGCGGCAGTAAAAGGCAATGTAAAAGTTAGTGTGGTTGAGCCAGTAGAACCAGTTATTTGCAATAGCCCAACAACATTAACAACATTACCAACCTTTGTGTATTTAAATGCTTTATAACTATTATCAAGTGTAGTGTTGGCATTTGCTGTTGTTGTATGCGACCCCTCCTCATAATCATCCAGCGTGTTTGCATCAGTGGATGCTGATTGAGTTGCGGGGAAGGTGATGCCAGCACCAGAGGTTGAGGGGGTTGCTGCACCAACGCCAATGGTTGTTGATCCTTTTATTGTTCCCGTAGTGCTGAAATTCGTGCCATCAAACACCAGCGCACTACCCGTGGTCAGCACCTTGGAGCCATCTAAATATCCCACACCATTGGCTGTGCCGCCATTGTGCGTAACAGTAGATGATGTGGTTAGTGTGGTTGCCGCTACTGTACTTGGAGTAGTTGCTCCCAAAGTACCATTCATTACCGCACCCGTCAGCGTCTTATTGGTCAGTGTGTCAGTGGTTGCTTTACCAACCAAAGTGTCAGTAGCCGCAGGAAGCGTCAAAGTGGTAGTACCAGCTACAGCAGTTGCCGTGACTGTAGTAGTCCCTGATGTGGTTCCAGCAAGAACAAGTGTTCCAGAACCTAGTGTTGAGGTTGCCATAATTTTCCTTTAAGGTGTTCCATTGGAGACAATGTTTGCAGAAGAAGTAATCAATCCAGTTGAAGACATTGATGCAATTGTCGTTGCCCCATACTTGAATATTAACTTTCCACCACTTTCTTCAATCGTGAAGTTTGTAGTCAAGAGTTTAGGAGTAGATGCCGCAGTTCCAGTAGTGTTCTGATTGAATGTTGGGAATGATGTCAAAGATGCTGCTGATCCCGTAGGAGCCAAAACATCAGTACCAATCACCAATCCAAGGTTTGTCCTGGCCCCAGATGTAGTGGTTGCACCTGTACCACCATTCAAAACCGCAACAGTACCCGTCACATTAGATGCTGTACCAGTGGTGTTTTGGTTGAAAGTTGGGAAAGAGGTCAGACTTGCAGCCGAGCCACTTGGAGACTGAAC